GAACAGCCCCTACGCCAACGCACTTACCATCCTCGTTCTTCACAATTCCGATCAGCTTCTTGGCATTGAAGATTCCAATCCAGTTGAGCAACTGATCATCGTTCCACGTGGAACAAGTAGGCCAATGCTGTCTCAGCAGTTGTGCCGCTTCGATGATAGTGGGATGTGCGGTCATTGCTGAGGACGCACAGAATCAACAAAGCCAGAAAGTATCGTGGACTGGAGACTCAACCGGCTTCCACTGGTCGTGTTGATCTTGAACTGAATGGTGTTCCAGCGCCCACGGCTGATGAGGTTGTATGCAGCCAAGTACTTCTGAGTATTAGGAATACTGATAGCTGGATCGATGCTCGTGAACGATCCGCTCATATTGGTGGAGAATGAGAGCGCGGCACCGATGCTCGAAGTGTATGGATTGTCGAGCGCGATCTGGATGCTGTAGCCGATCTTGTCCGGAATGGCTTCGCCGAGGTTGTACGCCTTGGTGATGACCGATGATTCGTAGGCGCTACCGCCGTCGAGGTATGCGGAGCTGGATATGGGGCTGAGGCGTGTGTTTGGGAGGTAGTCGTTGAAGGACCAGACTTGGCCAGCGCCGTCGCTCAGCGAGATAATTTCGCCGGCGAACATAAGGACTGGACCGAACTCAGAGAATGCGGTTGGGATGAAGTCGTTGACCTGCCAGTTGTCCCAGTATCCGAGCCACGAGCGGGCTAGTGAGTGGTAGACGATGACCGCATTGTTGCGGATGAAAGCGCCTTCCATTTCAAGGTCCGATCCAGACTCCAGCAGCAGCGCGGACTCGTTCTCAAGACCCACGGAGAATGGCCCGCTTGTGATGAACGGGACCGCGAGCAGATAGCGGTTGTTCCAGAAGACACCGTCGCACAGTTCCAGCTTGGTCTTATCGATACGGCTGATCAGGTCGTTGATCGGGCTGGAGAGCGCGAGGCCGACGCTGGTCTGGGTGCCCGCTTGGATCTGAGCCATCGAGCGGATGCCGTCGCGGGACAGGAAGAAGACATCGGCACCTACGGCGGCGATGGAACGGTGCGAGGAGCAGCCTATGTTACCGCTGATGATGGAGATGATCCAGTCGGCGGGATCCTGCGTTGGATCGGCGTCCACGCTCCAGATGGAGCGTTCCTTGAAGACGAGCAGCTTGTATCCGAACCACGAGTAGAGGCCACGGATGGGATCGCCGTCGCCGCCAACGCGGATGGAGCCGAGAGGATCCCACGTTTCACCGTCGAGGATATCCGAGAAGAAGAGCGTGTCTGGGGGATTGGAGGTATCGGCTGACGCGCACCAGAGTCGGTTGGTGTGGGTGGTGAGGTAGAGCGGTTTGCCTGGAGGCGTGAGAGAGACATAAGCGACCGCGTGAGCGCCGCCGCCGCCGCTGATGTTGACCGTAGGAGCCGTGATGTAACCGCTGCCAGGGTTGGTGATGTTGATGGCGACCAAGTTGCCGTCGTTGGCCACGATGGCGGTGGCGGTGGCGGTTGTTCCGCTTGGAGGAGCGGATATGGTGACGGTAGGGATATTGGAAAGATTTGATCCCTGATTGATCACATCGATGCGGCTGATTTTGCCGGCTACCACCGAAGAGTTAACGTTGGCGCTGGTGATATACTTCAGTGAGCCGATGCCGTCCGAGTAGAACAGTTTGTCGTTAAGCTGCGCGAAGTAGACGTAGGTCGCCAGCGAGCTGATCGTTGAGCCTGCGATCTGGTTGTACGAGATGCCCGGGGAACCGTAGTACAGGCTCTGGACGGATGTGTTCCGGTCGTTTACTGCGATGACCAGACGTTCAGATGTGGCCGTGTCGAAGTAGAATCCGGAGATGACCTCTGCGTTGGTCGGGAGATTGGATCCGAAGTAAGATGTCGTTGATTCCCAAGCGGTGATGACATCCTCCCAGTTTGAGGAGAGGGCGTTTCCGGAGAGCGATATGGTCCCGAGGCGCGTGACGAGGTTTCCGAAGTCGTCATAGTCCATGTTGATTGCCTCTTCCATGCTCGTGGCAGGAATGGCATCGGGACGAGTGGCGGAGATGACCCCGGTGGAGAAGCCGTTGCTTCCATCCAGAAGCATTTGGTCATCGAGTGCGTCTGTGGATTGGAAGGGCATTAGAGGATGTCCTGGAACGTGTAATCGTAGAGGCTATCCGGGATGATGCGGCTGATCTGCTGCTGTTGGCCACGCTCCATGTCTTTCATAATGGAGACCTGGGCAGCGCCCTCTTGGAACTTGGCCTGCGCCTTCCCGTACTGTCGGGAGTATTCGAGGAGATCGCCTTCTGTGTAGGCCATCAGTGCGTTCTCGACGCCGCGCAGCTCGAAGTTGGTATCGTTCGAGATGGTCTGGGCTTCGCCGAACTGGCGCATCTGGGACTGTTTCTTGCCCAGGATGAAGAGGGTGCCGTTGGTATTGGGTGTCGGGATGAGCTTGATGCGCGGGACACCGGCTTCACCGTAGGAGACTCCGAGGACGCGAGCCCAGTTGACGAAGTTGCCGGGTGTGGACTTGCGGCTATCGACGTTGTTCCAAGTGTTGGGATCGAGCTGGAAGAACGAGACCCATTCGGCGGCTGGTACTTCGATACCATCGGTATCACCGGAGACCGTGAAACGGGATGCGACCGGGAAGTCGAGGAACATGTTGTAACCGGTCCCGGAAGTGTACGTGGCGGTGACGTACTCGGAGATGGTGACGAGTTCTTGGCCGTCTGTGACGGGTGTTGAGACGACTCCGAGGGTATCGTTCCAGAGACACGAATCCCAGATCATCGAGTAGCGGCGGATGCAGAACTTCTTGGCCAACGCGAGCGTGGCCGAGTCCGTGAACGAGAGCTTGTCGCAGGCCGCTTGGGCTACTTCGGAGGGTTTCATGTATACTCGATCAATTCAAATTGGACCTTAGCTTGCAGCGTTGAGCCTGTTTGGCCGAAGTAATATCCAGCCGAGTTTCTGGCTATCACCAAGGTTTGAGTGGCTGATACGATGTAAATCTTGAAGGTGTGAGATGAAGAGGTGGAAGTGAAAACCATGTCGGCTATCACATTGACAGGAGAAGCTGTTGCTGCTGAAGCGTATGCTGCTCCAACGCCAATAAAGTCTCCTGGAGCCGAGTACGGATTTTTTGCGATGCCGATGTAGACACTTCCTTGAACGCTTGCCTCAACCGGAACTGAGACTCTGATCAGGGCTTTGTTTCCAACGGTTTTTGGGCTCCAAGTGTATGTCCAATCTGATGTGGATCCGGCTTCTTGAATTGCAACCGGGTTGCCTGCGGTGATTGCTATGGACTGACCACCACCACCAGTTTTTGAAAACCCTTCAGAATAAACGAATTTGACAACACTCAACGCTGAGACAGCGGTGGTTTTGAGAGCATTGGAGGCTGCTGAATCCCTGAGAAGGATGGTGTCTGCATCAACAGGGACTGTCTTGGATGGGAGATTGTTGATTGTAACAGCTCCTGCCGTGACCGTGAGCGAATCACCGGAAGCGTTTCCGATTGTGGTGTTTCCGTTGACAGCTAGGTCTGCCGATAGGGTCGTGTTACCTGTGACCCCGAGAGTGGTTCCAATTGTAGCAGCCCCAGTGATGCTTGCGCTATCCAGTGTAGAGGCCCCCGTCACCGACAGGATCGCCAGGGTGCACAAGCCGGTAACACCGAGCGTGGTACCAATCGTGGCCGCATTGGTAACACCGAGGCTATCGAGCGTAGAGGCACCGGTGACTGCGAGGCTGGCGAGCGTAGAGAGTCCGGTGACGCCCAGCGTGGTTCCGACCGTAGCAGCTCCGGTGACACCAAGGCTGGCCAACGTGGAGAGTCCGGTGACATTGAGTGTGCTTCCCATTCCGACCGCGCCGGTGAGCGTGGAGATGCCGGTGACTGACAGGGTGCCGGGAATCGTGAGGCCACCGGTGATTCCGAGCGTTCCGCCGATGGTGGCATTGCCGCTGGTAATAAGGGAGCTGAGAGAGGTGACGCCGGTGACGTTGAGGGTGCCGGCCACAGCGGTGTTGCCGCTGGCGGAATCGACCGTGAAGCGGCTGGTTGCGACGCTGAAGTTTCCGGTGGTATTGACCGCTGTACTCGAGATCTGAAGTGCCGAATCGGTTCCACCACCATCAGTAACTGATTTCAGCAACGACGTAATTGAAGAGCTGTCAGAAGTCTTAAGCAGGCCAGTGTAAGTGCTGGCAACTGTACTGCCTGTAAGTGGAGTTCCCATATCAGTTTCTTGATCTATTCCTGTAAGTTGATCTGATTTTCCACTGGTCCCTGTAATTGCCAACTACATTCTTGGCATCAGCAACTATTGGGGTGTTTTGCGAAGCAGCGACTACTGCTGCCGCCAATGTTTCGGGTGAGAGCGGGGTGTACGGGGTGACATCGCCAGCGAGAACTCCGATGGCGGTTGTGGATCCCGATGTGGTGAAGCTGACGATCGTGTCACCGTCGAGATCGACGATAGCGCCGAGGGTGGTAGGTCCGACCGTGAACGTGGCCGATGTGGTTCCGACGGCATTGAGAGCCCCCGGCAACGTCGAAGGTCCGACGGTGAATGTGAACGTGCAATCACCGACCGCTGAGACGATGAGTTGTAGTAGCGAAGGCCCTACGGTGAACGCGACCGATGAATCGCCCGTGATGTTGCGGCCTGCTACAACATTGACAGGATCGACCGTGAATTGTGCTCCAACGAACGTGAACGCCGACATGGCACCCCTCTGGTACGGGAGGATCCAGGCGGATGGGCCGAGATGTCCGTAGGGTATACCTGCGAGTTCTGACGAGATCCCTTCTCCGACGCTTTGGTTCCTGAGATCGGTGCGTCCCCACATGGAACGCAACGTCCCAGGGTCACCACCTCTTTGTCTGAGTGGTAACTGGCAGAGGATCGTCGTGTTCTGTTTGAGGGCCATGGATCATCCCCAACCGAACTCGACTGCACCGTAGAAGTTGGTACTGGCACCGGTAGCGGCACCGGCGAAGTAGAGCCAAACGAGGCAAGCGCCATCGACGACTCGCGGGAGGCTTGGCAACTGGTTGAGCAGATCACGCTCGGCAGCGACTGATGCCGTGGTGATCGGCAGTGTCAGTAGCGGGCGAGCGAGGCAGAGCGCACCGGCACCGGCACCGGAGGAAGCAGAGAATGTGACGCTGGCCACGTTGGAGACTCCGGTGTCTCCGGAAGCGAGCGGCAGGAACGGGCCGTAGTTATTCGCGGCGGTGCCCGAGTGGGAGATGTGGCCCACGATGGCGGAGGCAGTCATGGCCACGGTCACCGGGAGCGATCTTCCAGAGGTGGGCGTGGTGTTGGAGTAGCTCAGGCTGATGTTGTGGGCGGTGGCACCGGCGGCGGTGGTCTGGACCCAGAACAAGCGGCATCCAGCACCGTTGGTGTAACGAAGTGTGGGTGTGCCGGTGAGTGTCTGAAGCGTTGCCGACGCGGTGGAGATACTCGGCCAGTAGCCTTGGAGATCGACCAGCATCAGTTGGGCTGGAACGCCTGTGGCGACGGCGGTGACAGCCGAGACGTTGAGGATGTGCTTGGTGTTGGTGCTGACGTTGCCGCCGTTGGGAAGCCCGAAGATCTGGGTGCCGTTGCCGGTGGTTTCGTCGCACGATCTCCAGGCCAGAGCGGTGCCTGCCCACGCATTGGCGATCGGTGTGCCTGCGAGTCCCGAGAAATCGTACCATCGACCGGCGGTGTAGGCGGCTGCACCGGTGATCTTGTTCCAGTCGTTGCGGATGAATTTGCCGTTGTTCGTGATCTCGTTGACGAGATCGTCCATTGAAGAGAAGCCCATGTCAGTTCCAGGTGAATTGGACGAACCCTCTCAGTGGAGCGGGTGTTCCGGTTGCGTTGTTGAGTATGATAAGGTTGAGGTAGGCGTTGTTCTGAACCTGTACGCAGTTGGCTTTCTGCGTGAAGAACACGGTTTCCGCCTCGGTGTTCTGCTCGCGAACAACATGAGTTGCAAGCGGTTTGACCAGAACGATGTGGCAGAAACCACCCATGGCTGTGTTGCAGGTCACTTGCTCGATGCTGCGGATGCCGGTGTCACCGTTGGCCAACGGGATGAAGGACGAAATGGATCCGGTGCCGAGAGAGCTGTTCGATGCGTTGACGATGCCTCCGATCGTTGTCAGTGAGATGATTCCGAACGTGGTCGATCGGTTGGAGACACCATTGCTGTTTGTGTATGTGACCGTGACGGTTCCGTTGCCGGTCATTGGAGCGGAGACAACGAAGTAGGCTTGGACTCCTTCTCCGTCGGTGTAACGGGGTAGTGTGGCCGACTGGATCATGTCTTGGGCATCCAGCGTGTCCATGTCCACAAGTGGGTAGAACAGAAGGTAATCGGCCAGAATGATGGTCAGCGGAACGGACGATGTGGATGTTCCTGTCGAGATGGCGAACAAGTGTTTGGTCTGTCCGCTTGCAGGTGTTGGTCCGGTGTAGATGC